TGCGATCGCGTATATAACTAAATGTCCTCCGCAATCTATCCGATTGCGGAGGACATTACTTTCGTTGTCGGGCTGACAGGATTTGAACCTGCGACATTCTGTTATATCTGGTGGTTTTTAGGTTTGGTTTGACAGAATGTTTGGAGATTGAGAAACGTTGGTATTTCAACGCTTTTGCCATCCTGTAAATTGTGACTGGTTATGACTGTATGGAACGCAACGTGACGGTCTTTGTATGCGGTTTGTATGCAGAATAAAGAAAAAGCCCCTCCCCCAGCAATGCTGAGAGAGGGGCAAATGTTAAAAAACGGGTGTAAAAAATTCCACGGACACTACAGTGCCGCAAATTTTTCCACACCCGAGTTTGAGTTTCCGGCGCGAGTTTGAGTTTCGCGCCAGAAAATTAATCACGGTTAAGTGTTGGGCCTGAAACAGGTACAACACTTATTTTTCGTTGGAACTGTCCGGCTTGGCTGCCGTGAGCTGGCTCACTCCGATCAGAGCGCCGACAAACAAACCGATCGCGTTGATGGTCGTAACGAGTTCGCCGCAGTGTGGCAGTCCCCATTGCGGGCCGACCGCTCCGACGAGCCATGCGACGGCCGGCAAAGCGATTAACGCGAACCACTTGAGTATGTCGTATACCCTGCCCGGCAGCAGGTAATCGGATTGCGGGCTATTGGATTCATCCATTTTTCACCTCCTTAAACATTGCGGTAACCGTCTCCACAACGCTTAAAGTTGTGGAGACGGGAGTTTCAGCGCAGGTACTGTCCGGGATAGATAACGTATGGGCTGCGGATGCCATTGCGTGCGGCAGCCGACTGCCAGCCGGAGCCGTAGATGCTCCACAGGCTTTCGCCGGAACGGACCACATGGCCTCCGACCACGCTCGAAGCGGTGGACGCGGACGCGCCGCCATAGGTGACGGTCTGCCCCGGATAGATCCGATTGACGTCACCGCTCGGTACACGCCAGGCGGACACCGGCTGGAGTCCGGTCCTCGCGGCGATCGCACTCATGGTGTCGCCGGAACGGACCACGACGCTACGCGAACCTGTGGCGGCCGTTCCGCCGGAACCTCCGCCGAGGCGACTGTTGACGATCTGCATGACCGCCGCGTAATTGCCACCCAACGCCTGCCTGCGGGCCGGATCGTTGCCGAAGTCGCCGCGGATGGTGCGCGCGGCCAAGGCGTTCAGGTCGACCGTCGGAGCGGTCGTGGGCTGAGGTTTCGGCTTGACGCTCGGCAGATCCGCCGCGCCCTTGTCGTCAGGGTTCGCGTACTTGCGCCATGCCGCGCGGTCGCCACGGAACTTGTTCAGGTCGAGTCGTCCGGACCAGCCGCTGAGACTGCCGTTGGACGTGTACTGGCGCATGACCTCGCCGCGGGCGCCGATATTCCACGGCGCAGTCTGGTAACCGGTGACCATGTTCGTGGCGTACTGGGCGATCCAGATGCCGCAGTTTAGTTCGGTCTCCATGCCGGCGACCTGCCAGTAGCCGGAGTCCATCGTGTAGATGATGGGGTTCACGCCCGTCAGTCGCTTGACCTCGCGCGCCCACCTGCGTGGCCACTGCTTGTCGCCCCAGGCGGCGTTGTCCTGCGCCTCCCAGTCGAGGATCAGTACGCTTTTGCGAATATATCCTCGCACGTTGTCGACGAAGAACCTGGCCTCGGTCTCGGGGTTGCCGCCGTGCGCGTAATGGTAGACGCCGGTCTCCTTGCCGCTGTTGACGGCGCCGGCGAGCTGCCGGTTCGCGTCGGTGTTGACGCCGTTGGACAGGCAACCACCGTATACGCCGCCGGACCCCCATGTGGTACCGACGATGACGAAATCTGCCGGCACGGTCGCGGTGTCGATGCCGCACTGCCAGTTCGAGATGTCGTATCCGTTCATGTCGGCCATCGCGGCTGGCGCGACAGCCATGGAGATGGCGACCGTGAGCGCGGTCAGTAGCTTGCGCCATTGTCGGCGTGGATTCATGTGCTTGTGTCTCGGTTTGCCTTTGTTGAGGATGTTCAATTCCTCTCCTTTCCTTTGTCCGTACCGTCCGCCTTGTACGGACGGTGTGGAAATCTTTTGAATCTTTCAATCTGTGTTCGCGATATGCGCGTCACGTATGTCTTGGATCATCGAGGTTCCGGTTCCATTGCCGCCCAGACCGTGGTAAGCGGCATATATTCGTTCCGCGCTTTGCTTCAACGGAATGCTCGCAATACCACCTGCATCGACCATCTGACGGTGCAGAGCCTCGAGTTTGCAGAACAACAGTTCCCTGACGCCCTCATGCAGTGGATCGTGACGTTGGTCGACCTTGCTCAGAATCCAGGTGACGAACACGCCGCTGCCTCCGCTGCCGATGATGGCGATAACGATTGCGACGATGGTTTCCTGGCTCATTGGGAATCCTTCCGAAAGGAAAATCCCACACGTGGCTACCGTTGGAAGCTGCGATAACTACGTGTGGGATTTTGGAGGTTGAAATGTTGTTGGGAACGTTTGTGGATGAGGTCTGGTGGCCCTCCTGCGGGAAGCTTCGCGAGTGCACGAGGGTGGGCTACGAGTCGGCCTACCGCTGCCACATCCAGCCGAAATGGGCTGGCGTCGACATGGAGTCGATCACCGCGAACGACATCGAGGAGTGGCTTGGCTCGTTCAATCAGGCCGGCGCCGCGCGCAAGGCGTGGGCCGTGCTGCGGGCGATACTCCGACTCGCCTATCGCAAGGGAGTCACCGACAATGACGTGACACGTCGTGAAATCAGACTGCCGCACCTGCGGCGGTATGAGCCGCGCGTGCTCGACGCCAGACAGGTAAGACGGCTGCTCAAAGGCTTCTACGGTCACGCGTTGGAAGCCTGGTTATTGGTCTCCGTCTGCGCGGGACTGCGCCGATGCGAGTCCATCGGCATTGAATGGGCCGACTTGGATTTACGCCGGGGAACCGTGACCGTCAAAAGGTCAGTGCAATGGGTCGCTGGACATGAAACGGTCACCGACCCGAAGACCGACCAGAGCCGACGGACGGTCGCACTACCACGGTTCGCAGTCAAACGGCTCGCGCAATTGCGCCACGGCAGAACCGGCAGGCTGGTCGGCGATCTGAACGCCAACCAGGTGGCAGCTCATTACACGTCATGGTGCCAACGCATGAAACTCCCCTGCGTGCCGCCAAGGAACCTCAGGCACACCTTCGGCACTCTGGCAATCGCTGCGGGAGCCGATATCTCAGTGGTCGCACGACAACTCGGTCACAGCGACATCAAGACAACCGCCCGCTACTATCTCCGCCCCGATTTGTCCGTGCTGAGAAGTCTGCAGCGGGCATGGGAGCGGCTCATTATCGGGGTCGCATAGCTTTCCGTAACCCAGATGGATGACTGGGTTGTAGTCGCGCGCCCTAGAGGCTATGACGCCTACTGCGTCACGTCCATGATCTTCAAGCCGAACACGAACACGTCAATAGACATCAAACTGCCGATCGAAGCGGCAAACTGGAATTCATACTCCGTCGAATTGCAGTTGATGAACAACGATAAAAACAAAGTGCCGTCGTTCAACAACATCTCGATGATTACGAACAGTCATTCGGCAAAAGGATTTCAGCTTGTCGCATGGAACGCCAGCGGCACGTCGCTGAGCTATCGCATCGCCGTGACTGTCCACGTCTTCGACGCGAAGCAGTAGTTTTCCGTAACCCAGACGCTTATCACCTGCCAGTATGGCAAGGTGACGGGCGTGAAAGCCGGGAATGTGGTGCAAATCCTCGTGGAATGGAAGAGCGCCGCCACGGCATCATGGGATACCGGCAATTTCGGCGTCCTGCCGGCTGGCTGGCGTCCATTGATTACGACGAGGTGGGCGTACAGTGGGCGTGACGGTAGCAGCCAACGAGATTTCACCATACTGCCGGACGGCAAATTCACCTACAGGAATCTTGGTGGCAGCCAGAACGGAGAGGGTTTCGTCACATCCGCCTCGTACATCACGGCTTAAACCGTCGTCACCGGAAACGATACGTTGCCGACATGCCATGTGTTTGCAGGAATGGTCGCATCATACGCGGGACGGAAATACACGCTGCTGCCGACCACGTAAAGCAGCCGATTCTGCATCTGACTGCCCTGCTGACTGTCCACGAACACGCCGAAACCTTCCATTACGGCCCGCACGTCCATGCTCGCCAAAATCGTTGAATCCCACGCCCTCAGCCCGAACTGGCCTTTGTTGACCCACCGGCAGTAGATGGTCGCCAAGCCATTGACGACGCATCCACTGATTGTGAATTCCGGGTCGGAGGTCAGTTTCGTGAAATGAATCGGGGTTACGGAATCCCACAGCTGGCTCATCGGAGGCAACTGCTTGACAAGCATGACAGGAGTTCCAGCGGTGATGCCACTGATTGGAATGCGGGCGATCGGAATCCATACGGTGCCGGAATTGTTCAGGATACTACCCGACGGTACCGTGGGGTCAGCCGCCGTGCCACTGGTGGCGGTGCCCTTCAGCACCGCGAGCGCGATCGTTTCGATGTTGTTCGAGTCTCGCGTGTATTTCACGCAGATTAGGTCGTTGCGGTTCCGTCCTGTGACTCCGCTTTCGATGGTGACGGTTTCCGCCGCGGTGACGCGTGCGTATCGTCCTTCGATCACAAGGTTGAGGACCGGGATGAGCGCTTTGTTTGCTGACTGCATGGTCACGGCGGGGAATTTGCCGTCGCTGCCTTGCAGCAGGTAGTTGCCGTTTCCGACCAGTCCGGCCTGCATGGCTCCTTGGTCGCTGGATGTGATGTGCGGAGCGCCGGCCTTGCCGGTGATGAGATTCATGGTCATGGTCATTCCTTCCTATCTGTTGTGTTGTTGAGGTATGCGGCGTAGGCGGCGTCCTGCGTGGCTGCCAGCGCTTTGAACGTCTGCCAGCATGCGGTACAGACGAGCGCGCCCTGTGCGACTCCGTCGACGGTGGTGTGGGTGATGTCGTGCCAGTCGCTGGAGGTGCGTGGGTCACCGTCGGCGAGGTATGCGGAGGCGTGGCATCGGTCGCAGGTGTATCTGGTGATGTTCGTGGTTCGTGCCATTGATGTTCCTTTCTCTTTCAGGCTGTGCGCCGGTAGATGTGTCCCGGAAGGATGGTGTTGCATTCCTTCCAAGTGCCGCCGTAGGTGGTTCCCGGATTTGTTGTGGCGGTGGTCCAGTAGAGGGAGCCGACCGGGTGGGCGGCGATGAACGCCTGGCTTGCGCTCATGCCCGTCTCGCCCTTGTCGCCCTTCGGGCCGACGAGGCTTGTGTTCGAGACTGGCTTGAACGTCACGTTTTTCCCGGTGGCTGTGATCTGTGCGTACATCAGGTTCTTGCCGCCGTTGGTCATGGCGAAGAAGTATTCGCCTACGACCGGGGCACGGTTGAAACTGAGTGTCTGCCAGTCAAAATCCGAGCATGCGGACGTCCAGTATCCGGATAGTATGCGTGTGATGATCAAGGCAGGCAACCCGGTCTCGCCGCGTTGGCCGGCCTCTCCTTTCGCTCCGGTGGCCCCGGTCGCGCCAGTGGCGCCGGCAGGGCCCTGCGGTCCTTGCACTCCCTGCTTGCCTTGCGGTCCGGTGTCGCCCTTGGGGCCTTTGACGTTGCCGAGCAGAATCTTCGTCATATGCGCTCCTTACTTTCCGTCATTGATCATGTAGTACAGGTCTCCCGTCGCCGGATCGTAGGATACTGGAGCCGCCGACGCGGTGGTCGTATCCGCGTACACGGCGTACAGGTCTCCGTTCGGGTCGACCTGCAGTGTGAAGAATCCGGAAGTTGGCGCCGTCACGCCGCTGGCACCCTGCGGTCCTGTCGGCCCCTGTGGGCCCTGCAGTCCCTGCACACCTTGTATTCCCTGCTTGCCTTGCGGACCAACCGGTCCGACCGGTCCTTGCGGGCCGGTGGACCCCGTTAGACCGGTTGGACCTGCAGGGCCTTGCGGCCCTGTAGGACCGGCCGCTCCAGCGTCGCCCTTCTCCCCGCGCAGGCCCTGCAGACCTTGTGGCCCCTCCGGGCCTGCCAAGCCCTGTGGACCGCGTTCACCGGCCGCTCCAGTCGCTCCTCTGGACCCGGTATCACCCTTCTCGCCTTTTTCGCCTTGCGGCCCCTGATCGCCTTTCTCACCTTTTGGCCCCTGCGCGCCCTGACCGCCTGTCGGAAGCCCCAGGTTCAGGGTCTTGTCGCTGCCATCTCCGGTAAGCGACGCGCTGGCCTGCGCGCCTGCTGCGAGCGTGTCCACCGAACCGATTTTCAGGCCGGTGATGTAGTCGCCTTTCGGCTGTTTACCCGACAATGCGTTGTTGAGCGAGTCGATGTCGTTTCTGGTCACGTCGGCGCTGAACGTCCAGGCGTCGAGTTTGAGGCCGGCTCCAGCGTAGTAGGCGTGGCCACCATCCCCGATGGAGGATTCTCCGCTGTTGCCGCCGGCGCTGGCACCTCCGGATTCGTAGGTGACGGTGAGCACGCCTCCCGAAACCTTGACGATCTTCTTGGAGATCTCGGCAGTGACGACGAGGCCCGTGTTGTTGTCACGGCCCGTGACCAGGTCGCCAACGTCCGCGTCGATGCCGTCGGGAATGTCCACGTCGATGGTGCTGGTGTTCCGAAGTTCCTGGAATTTCTGCCTGCCCTTGCCCTCGAGCTCGTCGGCTTCGGCGTTGGACAACTCGTATGTGGCGGTGCGTTCGTCAAGGCCTTTGAGGGTCTGCGTGTGGCTGAACGTGCCGTTCGCGTCGGCGTACCAGTGGATGACGGTACGGTCCTTGAGTTCGCCCTTGCCCAGGCAGATGAGATGGTTGATCGGGTGCGCCGCCTGTTTGGCGGTGAAGTCGATGAGGTCCGAGTCGATGCTGTCGCCGATCGTGCGGACGGGCATGGCGCTCATGGATACCTTGTCGCCGTCATTACGCAACCGGAGTTTGAGTCCGCTTGCCCTGAGCATCTTGACCAGACCGCTGTACAGGTCCACGTACCGGTCGAACTGGCAGGTGGTCTTGTGGTCGGCGCTTTCGTCGGTGACGGTGAACAGGCCTTGCAGTCCCGCACGGCTGACGAGCGTGCGCATGATGACGGGAATCGTGCCGGACAGGGTGAGGTAATCGTTGTTCCTGTCCGGTTCGATGATCTTCGAGGCGAGCACTCCATGCCAGTCGCGGCCATGCCATGTGACGGTGGACAGGCCTCCGTCCACGTCGACATCCGTGTCGTCGATGATGCCGCCGTACTCGGTGCCGTCGATCATGATGCGGCTCCCCGCCTTGAGCGCGGCGTCTTCGACCTGCAGGTCGAAGTCGTTCTCCCCGCTACCGAACGCGAGGTCGAGCGTGTATGAGGCGTGGCTCGCCACGGGTTTGCCTGTGGCGTCGGTGACGATCAGGTCCATGGCGGTTCGCTCCTTTCCTCGCAGACCGTCAAGTCGAATTGGAATCCTCCCGGCCAGCTGATCGGCTGTGTTCCGGGCGCGAGCGGTTGGAACACGTACCGGCCGGAATCCTTGCCCGACCCTCGCACGGCCTGCGCGAAGCAGTTTGTGGCGAGACCTGTGCCGCTGACCATGGTGACGGTCCTGACATCGCCGGTGCCGTCGATTTCCAGACGCGAGCCGGATGGCACGGTCACGTCGACCTCGTACCGGTTGGTTCCGATGATGACGTACGGTTGCGCGCATGGTCCGAATATCGTGAGCTTGACCGGCTGCGGGATGGACGTGTCGTTGACGATCTCGGCACCCAATGCCATGCCGGCGAAATCATGCGGATAATCATATGGATAGTCAAGGTCGGCGGTTCCGGAATCGTATCGCGGCGTGAAATGCGTCATGGTCGGACGGCGCCACACGCCATCGGCCAGCACGATGGTCAACTGCGTCTCGACCATCGTGGGCGTGATGGATTGCGGGTCGCTTTTCGTGATCCACGCTTTGGCTTTCCACTCGCCGTCGGCGATGAGCGTGCCCGGGTTCCCGGATGCCATGTCGGCGTCCGCGAGGCGGCGCAGTAGGTCGAGCGTGGCTGGAGAATCGTGGATCTTCACGGTGACTCGTCGCCCTCGCGTGCCTTGCGGGTGATGCCCGTCATGCCACGTGAGGCGAGGCTGTAGTCCCAGACGCGGGCGCGCAGTCCCGTGAGCGTCTCGCCGTACAGCGGCCCCTCGAAGCCGATGCGCTCACCTGTGGCCGCGCACACGTATTCAAGCGATTGCACTTCTCACCTTCCTTGCGAAGTCGCGGTCCCCTATCGTCGGCGTGTACCTGGCGATGATCGATCCGAGGTCGTCGTGCAACGATTCGACCGCCGTGATGAGTTCCCGCAGATCGCCGTCGCCGGCATTGGCGCCGGTGCCGGCCGTGACGTTCAGCCTGCCGGTCTTCGACCAGTCCGCGTCGGAGAGGCTCATCGTGGAGACGAGCGAATCCATGGAACGGCTGACCACATGCGCGGAATCGTCGATGCCCAATGCCATGCCACGTCCGACCATCACGCCGACCTCGTCGCGGAACACACGCGACGGGGAATGGATGCCCAAAGCGTTCTTGGCCTTGTCCACCAAGCCCGACAACGCGTTGGTGATGCTGGAATACAACGAGCCGACCATTCCTGTGATGCCGTTGATCAATCCCTGGATGATGTTGCGTCCCGCGCTGACGAGCCAGCTTCCCGCGCCGGACACCGCGCTCCGGACGGTTCCGCCGATCCCGCTCACGACGCTCCCGACACGGCCAACCATGTTGCTTACGGTGCCGACGATGCCGCCCCAGACGCTCGACACAATGCTTCCGACGCCATTCCACAACGCGGCCCACACGCTCCGGATTGTCGAGCATGCGGCGGATACCACTCCGCTGACCATGCCGATGCCGGCGGAGACGACGCCTTGGATGCCGCCCCACACTGCCGACACGATGCCCTGGATGGCCGACCACGCGGCGCTCCAGTTCCCGTTGACGACCGCGAGCGCCAGTTGGATGATGCCTTGGATGACGGTGAGTGCGGTGCTGATGACTGTGGCGATGATGGTCCATGCGCCTTGTACGACGGTGGATATGGTGTTCCATAGTCCGTTCCAGACCGTGCTGATGATGGTGGCGGCGGTTTGGAAGATGGTTTGGATGTTCTGTATTCCGGCTTGCAGGAGTGGTGTGATGGTGGTGATGAATGTTTGGATGCCGGTGATGATCGCGGTGAGTGCGGTCATGATGATGGGGCCGATTGTGTTCCAGACGTTTTGGAGGATGGTGGTGATGAGTGTCCATCCGGTTTGCCAGATTTGTTGGATTTGGCTCATGGTCTGGGTGATGAATGTGGCGATGGCTTGCAGGATTGGCTGGCATGCGGTGCTGATCTGGTTCCAGATTCCCATGAACCATGTGGCGAAGCTGTTCCAGAGTCGTTTGCCGGTTTCGGTTTGGGTGAAGAACCATGTCAGTGCGGCGACGACCGCGCCGATGGCTACGACAAGCATGCCGATCGGATTCGCATCCAAGGCAGCGCTGAATGCCAGCTGCACGGCGGTAGCAGCCTTGGTCACCGAGCTCCACGCCGATTGGGCGGCCTTGACGATATTGAACGAGCCGGCGAGTTGCTTCAGTGCTCCAGCCGCGCTTCCCGCGTCGGAGATCTTGTCAATCAAATCGAACGTGGCCGTGGCGGTCTTCTCCACACCGGAGGCAGTCGCGGAAATGGCCTTCAGTCCACCGGAAACTGTCTTCAGCCCGGCCGAGACGATATCCCAGCCTTTGACCGCGAGCAATGCAATGGTGATGGCTTTCAACGCGCCGGATACCAGTGCGCCGTTCTGCTGCGCCCACTGTCCGACCGACTGCAGCCAGCCTCCCACCGTCATGAGCACGCCGGTCAAAGTGTTCAACAGTCCGGCGAAGCTCTGCGCCGCGGAACTGGCGGTGCGCGCGCTGTCGTTGAAGCCGAAGGCCTGCGAGACCGCGGCCGCCAATACGGAAACCAGCGAGCCCAATCCGGAGATGACGCCGGTCAGGCTTTCAAGGAACGGCTGTAACGCGCCCGTCTCGATGAACGTGTTGACGAACGTCTTCGCCCATCCCGCCGCGTTCGACAACGCCTGCGCGACCGAAGCGACCACTCCCGCGAGCGCGCCGGCGGTTGTGGAGAACATTGTGGCGGCTTCGCCGCCATTGTTGAGTCCGCCTATGAGTGATGTGATTGCGTTCCAGAGGCCAGTGAGTTGGCTTTTGAGGCTGGCCGTCGCCGAGGCGAGCATCTGGAAGCCGGGGATGTTGGAGATCGTGTCGCCAAGGTTTTTGAGTTTCGCCTGTGTGGCGGGTATCGCGTTCTCGAGACCTTGTTGGAGTGCCGCTCCGACTTTTTGCAGGGTTGGTGTGACGGCTGCGGTGAATGTGTCGATGAGTGGGATGGCTTGGTTGAACAGGCCGCGTAAGCCGTCGAGGACTGGTGTGGCGGCTGTTTCTCCGAGTCGGCTCAACGCGGCTTTCACGTTGGCCAGGGCGCCGGTGAATGTGGTGCCTGCGGATAGTGCGGCGCCGCCTAGGCCTTCCTGCATGGCGTCGGCGAAGGTTTGGAAGTCGATTTTGCCGTCCGAGACCATGTCGGACACTTCGGCGCTGGTCTTGTTCAGATGCTTGCCGAGCATCTGGAGGACAGGGATGCCGCTCGACATGAGCTGGAGCATGTCGTCGCCCTGGAGTTTGCCTCGAGCGGCGACGGAACCGAAGATCATGCCGATGTCGGTGAGGCTTCTGCCGCTGATCTGCGCGGTGTCGGCCACGGTCTTGAGGACCTTGGTGAGCTGGTCGCCTTCCTTGATGCCGGATGCTGACAGGCTGGCCGCGACGGTCGCGGCGTCACCCAATCCGAACGCGGTGCCTTTGACGGAGGCGAGCGCGTCGTTCATGATTTCGGTGACGCTGGCGCTGTCGTGGCCGAGGCCTTTGAGTTTGGCTTGCGCGTTCTCGATGTTGAGGGCGCGGGTGAAGCCGCCTTTGGCGGCCAATGCGGTGATGCCGCCGGCGAGGGTGGCGATCGCGCCTGTGCCGACCTTGCCGATTTTGCCGAATGCTCCGCCGATCTTCGAGATGAGGGTGTTGGAGCTTTTCTTGGAGGCGTTGTTGACGGCGTCGCCGATGTCGCCTTCGATGCTTTTGCCGAATCCTTTGCCGGATGGTTCGACGTGGACGTATGCGACGCCTATGTCCTGTGCTGCCATCGTGTTTCCTTATTCGTAGGTTGGGATTCCGATGGCGGTCGGAGTCAGAGGTCGTCGTTGATGTGGAAGTAGGCTTTGAGCCGTTCCCTGTCCTCGCGTTGACGGCGGGTGAGGTTGTGCGTCGGGGTTGGCGGGCGGAGCGGGTCGTGCTCGTGGTCGAACCATGGGCGTTTCTTTTGCTCGGGAGCGGTCAGCCACATGGCCTGTTCGGCTCCGTCGGGCACGTAGACGGCGTTCTGCAACGCCATCCACGAGTGGCTCGTATGGTCTTTGAGGATTTCGCGGGTCAACGCCCAGGCGAGTCCCCAATCGACTCGTGGACGTTGGCCTTCAACCCATTCCCGGAAGCGTACGGGCCTGTAGATCTGCCCGTACGCTCGGATCCAGTCGTAGGCTAGTGCCGCGCGATTGTTGTTCCAGAGGTGGGCGAGGTAAACGCTTTTGGGTCCAGTCCGGATTCCTCGGCCCACGCCTTGATGGTCGCGGTGAGGTAGGCCATCGGACGTTTGGTCTTGCGCAGCACGTTCCAGAAGTTCGGCTGCATCGTCTGGAAGTAGGCGAGGAACGTGCTCACGCAGGCCGTGGTTTCCTCGTCGGAGAGCATTGGCTTGCTTTTGACCAGGAGGATGGCCTGGACGAGTTCGATGGGCAGTTCCGCGTTGTTGAGGTTCGGCAGGTCGAGTTTCACGCCGGCGACCTCGAGGTGCACGTCGGGTTTGAGCTCCTCGGCGTCGGAAAGGTCGACTTCGACCATGTGGTAGGTGTTGTCGCTCATGTTGGCTCCGTTCTGATGTTGGCGGTTGGTAAAAGGATCCCGTGCCGTCGACCGCCATCGGCGGCACGGGAAGAATCGATGGGCTACTTGGCGTCTTCGGTGACGAGGCCCCATGCGTGGAACTGTTCGCCGTTGGTGCCCTTGAGCATCTTGAACGTCATGCTGAAGTTCATGATCTCGCTGGATTTCAGGCTCACGTCGTCACGGTCGCTCACCTTCGCGTTGGTGCCGTACAGGAGGAACGGACGGTCCTGCTGGTCGAGCGCGACCAGGACGAGGATCCACTCCTTCTTCAGGCCGGCGCCCTTGATGCTGATGCCGCCGTCGGATTCCACATCCACGTCGAAGTAGGCCGACACCACATCCTTGCGGCCCTCCATCGCGGCGAGCTGGAGCGTCCAGTAGCCCGGATCCGTGTCGGACAGCACGATGTCGCCGTTGTGGGCCTTGTAGTCGGTGCTGTCGCCCGGCTCCGGATGCAGTACGGCGCCGTCCTCCGTGGAGTAGCCGATAGGCTTCTTGCTTGCCGGCGGCGTCCAGTTCACTCCGGTCGGAGCCACGAACGTGCTGTCGCCCTTGGGGAACAGGAACAGCGCGTAGTTCTTGATCAGGCGCACGTTGCCTGCGGTGTTGCCGCTGGACACGTACCCGTAGTCGGTCGCGCCCTGCGCGGCGACGGTGGTTTCTTCGTTGTTGTCAGACATTCGTCTGCACCTTTCCGTTCTTCGCGTGTGGCGGCACGTTGTCTTTGGTTGTGTTTCAGTTGACGGTGACCTCGAGCAGGAGCACGCCGTACGCGCACACCAGTCTCTTGTCCTCGTCCGTCATGCGTACCGGCCCGGATTCGAGTGACGCGTCGATGAGCGGCGCGACGTTTCCAAGCCCGATGATCTCCCTCGCGATGGCCGCCCACACGCGTGCGGCCTTGTCCCAGTCGCCCGTATGGTCCTCTCTCATGCATCGCACGCTCAACCGCAGCCGCACGTACTGCGAGATTGGGGTGCTCATGCCTTGCATGGAGTCGGCCAGCGTGGCTTCGGTGAAGGGAGGTTCGAGGTCGCTTCGTTCGATGGTGTCGAACGTCACGTCCGGGAACAGTGTCCTCAGTTTGGGCAGGAGCAGGGGTTCCGTGCGCCGGGGAGTGACCGGGATGCTCATACGCGCATCCTTCCGAGCGTGTCCTCTAGCGTGCCGTGCGCCTTCTCCACCGGTGCCGGGCAGATGATCGCCACGCCGCTACGGTTCTTGCCGTCATGGTCGCGGACCATGCACCGGCTGTCGGTGACGGCCTCGTTGGCCGAGTCACGCATGCGCGAGCGCAGCGTCTCGTTCTTCAGCACCTGCTGGCTGAACGCCTTGCGGTTGAATACGAATCTGCATCGTTTGGCCATGCTTATCCTTCCCGTTCGCCCACGGTGATCACGTCGCCGACGTGGCGCCCGTGGAGGTTGTCCCACACCTGCGGCTTGCCCTTGACGGGCAGCAGCCGGCCCCTGACTTTGATCAGGTCGGTGGCCTGGATGCCGGTCGGCTGGCTACCGCGGATGCGGATCGTGTATTCGATGGTCTGCGGGCTGGCGTTCTCCTCGGTCTGGTCGGTGGTGGAGTTTGGTTCGACCAGCGCCTGGAATGTGCCGACGGGGACGGGCTTGCCCTGGATGGGGTTGCCGTCCGTGTCGGTGGTGGGCTGGCCGCGCCAGATTTCGATGGTTTCCACTAGGACGTCTCCCCCGTTGCCATGTCGACGCTGAACGCGCGCTGAGCGTTGATGCCAAGGATGCGTTTCTCGTCGTCGCGCAGCCAGAGATCGCCGGTGGGCGCTCCGAAACTGTATTGTTCGCTGAAGCTGCCGGTGGTCTGGTTCATCTGCGTGATGCCGCCGGGAATGTCGTACGGGTCGGCCTGCATGATTCTGCGGACGATGTCGCAGGTGATCTTCGTCAGCAGGCGTGGCCGTTCTTCGAGGAGCCGCCGCCAGATGGGCGAGCGTTCCTTGATGTAGTCGGTTACGTCCGCGAGATGCGTGTCGGCTTTCTGACGTTCCTCGTCGGTGAGCTTGTGCCACCTCCGTTCGAGGTCGTCGGAGGTGGCGAACATGTCCGGTTCGTCCGTCATGTCGGACTCCGTCAGGCGGTGAGCAGGACGAAGCGGTTGATGTCGCGGATACGGAACCCGACTTCGATTTCGATTCGGACGGCGAACATGTTGTGCTCCCACAGGTTTACCTGCTTGCCGTCGATGGTGATGGACGCCTGGTCGGAGATGCTGGTCTGCATTCCTTCGACGGAGCCCCATGCGGCGGAAGAGAATTCTCCGCACACGCCAAGGATCTCTGCCTTGGCAGGTCCCGGTGTCTCGCTCACGGCAGGCACGTGCACGCCCTTGCTGATGTAGGTGCGGTTGCCGAGCACAGTACTCACGTCGGAGGCGGCGGTGCCGTTAAGGAACAGGGGGCGTCCGTTGTTGTCGGTCGCCTGACGGAGCACACTGCGCCCCTGAGTGCTCAACGCCCAACCGTCCACGGTTCCATCCGCTTCGGACACGAGGTCGTCGGCCTTGTTCAGGTTCTTCCACACATCCTTGCCGATGCTGACGGTCTGCGCGCTCTTCAGGGTGTCGAAGTCCGCTCCCGGAGCGTCGACGAGACCCATGATGGTCTTGTCGAACGTGCGGGCGATGGCTCCCGGACCCTTCGCGACGACTTGGTCGTAGAGAGCGCCGAAGTCACGGCGGAACTGGTTGGAGAACGGCATGATGACCGCGATGGTGTACGGCAGCATGTCCTTCTTGCCGAAGGTGACGCCGCTCTTCGGCTTCTCGGCGCCCTCGTTGACCCATGCGGCCTCCGGGTCGCCGATGATGATCGGCACGCGAGCGCCGTTGCCGGGCAGTTTCATCTCCGGCACGAGCTGCATGAACGCGCTCTGGTATTTTGCGGTCTGCCAGATCTCCGCCTGGGTTTCAGGGGTGAGGTCTAGACCGTTGCTTTTTCGGGTCATGGACGGATCTGTCATGGTTTGTCCTTTCAAATGAATGTTGTTTGCTGGTTGGCTCACAGGAGCGTGTTGCTCATGGCGTTGACGAAGTCCTCGCGGCTGGAATGTTTAGTCTTGGCCTGTCCGGTGCGGGCGCTCTGGTCCGCGACCGTTCCTCGGGAACGCATGTCGGCGAACACCTTCATGAGTTTCTCGGCGTATTCGCCGATCTGCTTCTCGTCGTCGCCCGCGAGGACGCTCGGGTCGGTGATGCCGTGTTTGGCCGCGACGTTGGCGCGTATCGTGGAGAGCTCCTTCTCGTGTTCGGCCTGTTTGGCTTCGCTTTTGAGCTTCTCGTTCTCCTCGAGCGCCTTGGAGAGTTTCGATTCGAGGTCGGCTGTCTGTCCGGCCTTCTCCTTGAGCTCCTCGTAGTCGCTTTTCCTGCCGCGTTCCCTGCCGAGACGCTCGTTGATTATGCGGTCGACTTCCTCCTGGGTGAAGGTCCTCGGCTTCGCGTTGTTCACGTCCTTTGGGGCCGGAGTGCGCTGTTCCGGCTCCTGTTGGCCGTCTGCGCCGGTCTGGTTTTCTTCTGCCATGGTTGGTGGCTCCTTTGCTTGTTCTTGGTTTCCACGCCTGACGCCGGCGAGTTGACGGCCATTCTTGTTGGTTTCGCGCATGGCTGCGCCCCGCCCCATCGCTGGGGTGTGAAAGGTAAAAGAAAAGCCATCACGTTTCGACGTGATGGCTTTCTGGGATTCAGAGATTTCCCAGCGCTTTTCTTCGCGCGTATTCGGACCGCAGCTCGTCGGTCGACACATAGTCGCCGACGGACCAGCGCTTCTTTCCTTCGTTCCTGACCCATTCATATTCGTCCTGCGGCATGGAGATATCGCCATACTTGCGTTTGATTTCCGCAAGATGGCGCTCATCGGTGACTTCCTTCAAATCACCGGGCATAAACGTGAAACGGTCGGAACGATCCATAGGCTCAATCATAGCAGTCTCAGATAAACGATCGGTCTGCCGTCGGATGCTCCAAGCCCTTCGAAACGAAGAGCCCTTCCTCTCGGCAGAAGAATTTCGTATTCTCCCGGATGCTGAGTGATCGGCTCCACATACACGCCGGCGCTTCCCGGCGGTACCAGGATTCTTGTGGCGATGCGGTCTTCCCCATCAACGTCAATGCCTCCCTCCTTGATGCTGGTGGCCATGTAGCCGATGTGTTCGAAGGTGCGACCGGTATTCAAATCGAAAAGCGACTCCATGTCGTTGACGTGGAACGTCGACAACCGCATCTGCCTGTCGACCGTGAAACGTTCTCGGGTGATATGGTCGGATATCGCTTCGTCGATGCATTCGACCTGATGGATGACGTCTTTCGACGGGTTTCGTCCGCCGAACAGGTAGCCGTTGATACTTTTGTAGCTGTCTCCGGTCCAATCCATCAAGGCCGCGATCTTCTCGTCGTTGGAGAATCTATCTCCAGGCATCCTGACGCTATAATCCGACAATCTCGATAGTTCGGAAGCACTGATTGGAATCGATTTGCCGCTCCATCGAATCGTCGGTTGGGCAGTCACACCATCATTGACCTCATCGTGATAGATGCGTCTCAATTGGGCTAGCGTGTCACGCCAGTCGCCGTCATCGCCGGCCGCAGCCTTGGCTGCCTGGTACATTTCACGATACTTGTCCGGATCGTATCCTTTGAGTTTGCTGCTGCCCCAGCTTGGCACGATGTCGCAGTCGCAGTCCGTATGGTATTGCATCTGCCGTCCGGCGGTGTCCTCGCTCAGGTAGGCGAAGCCACGCGAGGCGAGCATAAGGCAGAACGCGCATGTCTTAGCCCCTCGCGGCACACGCGCCCAGCGAGGCTTGGTGGGATCGTTGGCCACAGCCCTCTGCATGGTCAGCCGCCCGACGGTCTGAATCAGATTCTGCACGTATTCCAGCGCCTGCTCCTCGTCAGCGAACGTGGGCCACAGGTCGTCGATGGTTCTTCCGGCGTTGTTGTGAACGGCTCCGTTTTCATCTGGAATGACATCCTTGTAGTGCAATCCCATGAAGTCAGTGTTGTTGAAACCGCCTTCCATCTGCCAGACCGCGCGGTCGGCGGTGACGGAAGGCGGCTCGTATTCCGGCATATCGATTCCGCCGTACTGCGCCCACAGGTCGCGTACGTGGCCGTAGTAGTCGGATGCGAGCCTGCTGGCGGCGTCGGCATACCGGTTTGATCTCCGCTTTGATGAGCTCCTGGCTTTCACCGTCCCAGACGAGGCCCGAGACACTGTTGCCGGCCTCCTTCTGCAGGCGGCTCATGGTGTCCGTGTAATCCTCGTACAAATCATTGAGGTCGAGTTCAAGCCTTCTGCGTCGTTCCGGCGGCAGGTTCAGACTGTTCGGGCTCATTCATACCGCCTTCCCTCGCCGCCGTATCGGTCTGCTGCTCCGTCTGTTGGCGCATGCCTCGAATCTGATCGAGTACCTGACCGGCCTGGGCCTTGCGCTGGTCGGCCTTCAGCCGGACGATCTCGCTTCGGCTCAATCCGGCGCGTGTCATGCCGACCTCGCTGTTGGCGAACGAGTCGATGCTTCCAGCGAGCTTGCTGAATGCGTCGGCGCTCATGGAACTCGACGGCGTGTTCGGGTTCTTCCAGTCGACCTGCAGTTTCATCAGCTCCTCGTCGGGCACGGATGGATCCTGCATCCGTGCCACAAGACGGGCTGCCTGCAGGATCGATTCACCGAAATCCCGGTCGCAATGGCGCGCCTCGATAATCAGGTCCTCACGTTGTGCCTCGGTCGCGTCGGCGGACGTCGGGTTCGCGTCGGACACGATGCCTAGCGAGCTGGCTGGAATGTTCATCGCACTGGCGAACATCGCCGCCCAACTTTTCAGCATCGTCAGATGCGGGTCCATACTCGACGCGGCCAGTTGCGTCACGGTCGGGGACTGCCCGTCGATGTCCTTGCTGATCATGTTGTAGCGACCCATATAAAGCTTTAACGCGTCGTCCGTGCCCAACGAGGCGAGTTCTTCGGAAGTGCCTGTCAGCAGGATTTTTGGGAACGCGTAGAATTCGGCATTCGCTTCGGCGCGCACGATGGTGCGGTTCGCGCCGTCGATGATGGCCATAGCGTCCCGGCTGATGCGGGAGCGTCCGAACGGTTTGACCTCGGTAGCCTTGTAGGCGAGGCGGAACACACTGCACTCGTTGTCGATGGTGGGTTGCTCATCGTCCACGCGCCACCAGTAGCCGAGACGGCGCTGCACGCTGATGTTGCGGTCGGGCATGTAGAGCACGAGTCCGGTGGCCTCATTGTTGTCGTCGACGTCGGTGATGGCCATGCACGCCCTGACCCGCCGGTTGGGGTAATCCCAGACGGCGGCCGAGCTTTCCGCGGTATGCGTGCGGATGAGCGGTCTTCCTTCGAAGTCCCGGACGACGCTGAGGAACGAACAGCCGTGAATGAGCGCAGTCTGGATGGCCTGCTGCAGAACGCTAGTGAATCCGATGCGGCTCATGAAGTCCTGCAGTTCGAACGGGTCGTCCACGCCCGGCGAGACGAATCCCTCGAACACGCAAAGCTCGGCGAGCATATCCACAGCCTTGCGCGCCCACCCAAGCGGCGTGTAATGATCCTTGATGGACTTCGGCACAGTCAGTCCAAAATCAACCAGTGGCTCCTTGGCCTCGTAGTAAGCGGTGAGTGTTCGGTTGCGGCTCGCATGGCGCGTCCACACCTCGGCGAGTTCACGCAGCAACGCGTTCTCCTCACCGGAGAGTCCGTCGATGTGCGTCGGTACGACGAGTTTCGGCACCGTTCCGGCTCCTCCCGTAGGTTTCCACCCGTCCGGCGCTGCCGTTGTCTGGATGTCGCTCATTTAGATTCCTCCGATGATCTGTCGTCTTCCCGGATGTCGCTTCGTCGTGCACGCCCCGTACAGGGCGAGTGTGGTGGACACGAGCGGGGTTATGTCGATGTCACTGCCGAGTTTGTTCCAGGCGATCGCGCCGGACTGTCCCAATGGGCGCGTGGTCGCGCCCTTGACGGCTGCGGCCAGCTGCGGCTGGTATTCGTCCCGCGGGTGCTTGAGCGTTCCGGCTTTGAGCATGTCGAGGAACCGGCCGCATGCTCGGCCCATCTCCTGCATGTTCGTGACCGTGACCTTCACATGTGCTTTCTTCAGTTCCGGCAGCAGGCTCATGGCGGGCGACTGCGCGTCGATGACCACGCTGGCGGTCTTCGGCCAGCGTTCGGCGAGCCAGTCCACGGCCCACATGGTTCCCGCCTGCCGCGCGTCCTTGATGTTCGCCATCTGGACGATGGCCGAACCGTCCGCGTACCGTAGCGCCGCTCCGATGGTCAGCACGCTCCTGTCCGGAGGCATGTCGATGCCGAAGCTCACCGTGCCGCCCTCGGGCACGTCGTCGACGGCCGCGGCCTGCCACAGGTCGGGACTGATGGCGTATGCGGTGGAGGTCTCGTCCCATATGCCAAGCGCCTCACGACGGAATGAATCGTCCGACAGGTTGTTGCGCATGCGCATGATTGCCTGTTCGCTTGTACGTTCCGGATAGCTGGGATTCGCTTTAGCCCACTGTTCGCGGTCGTCCGGATCCGCGTCCTTGTCGGCGGCGAGCTCCACGTAGAGGAGGTTTCCGTCATGGTTCAGCGCATGCATGCGTTTCTCCGTGAACGCATCGCACTGGTCTCCCGGCTTGGGTGGATTGCCCATATACACGACCAGGGGGTTAGGACTCGTGTTCAAAACCGGAATCATGTTGTCCATCGCGCGCACTGTGAGAATCTGCGCTTCGTCGAACACAGCCACGTCCACGCTGTGCAATCCTCGGCCGAAGCCGTTTTCGCGGGCGCCGAACATGATGCGGCTGCCGGACGTGAACGTGATCTCCTGTTGGCCGTTTGCTCTGCGGATGCGTTCCACGTACCGGCCGAGCACTGGATTATGCTCCATCTCGCACATGTCCACGAATGTCTCGTCGCTGGTGCGCGTATGGTGGGCGGTCCAGATGGCTTTCAGGTTCGGTGTGAGTATCGCCTTGAGGAACAACGCGGTGCCGACGGTGAAGGTCTTGCCGATCTGCCTGCAGCTGGACAGCACGGCGCCGTCCGCGCCACACGCATACTTGCCTTCCGCGTTCTTGGCGAACAGAAGCCACAAGAAGCCCTGCTGCCACAAGTCGAAACGGATGCCGGCCTTGCGCGCGGCTTTGTTGATTCGCGTGAACTCGCTGCCGACGATGCCTTCCGGCTGGCGGAGGACCTTGGCGATTTCAGACAATCGACGCTCCGACATCGTCCGTCACCTCGTCTTCCTCATCGTCCAGCAGGTCGGTCAGGCCACCGACCTGGAGTGATTCGATGCGTTCGCATACGTCGATGAGCTGGCGGCTGATCGCAGGCAGTGCGTTTGCCGGTGTGGACGTGTCATCCATGGCCTTCTGCAGTCGGTCACGGTTGGCGCGCAGCATGTCCAGCATGCTGCCGTCCATCATCCTCTCGAAGCTCCGCTGGTCGAGATCCCTTTCCGGCTTCTGTTTCGTTTCCACGGCTTTGACGGGCGGCTTACCGTTCCGGTCCTGTGCGGGCCGATTCTTTTTCCGACGCCGATAGTCTTTCTGCCTGCATTTCGCGGAGCAATATTTCTGTTGGCTGCCCTTACCACTTGGCCTAAATTGCTTACCGCATACTTCGCAAATCATTGCGTTTCCTTCATTCCAAAACCAGTGAGGAACCCGAGTTCTTCGCGCAATCTTGTTGCAGCAGCTTCCGCCCGTGCAAGCGTCTTGAATGGACCTCTCTTGTATGCCTTCCTATTCTTGATAACCTCAACTTGCCATGCTTTTCGATCGTTACGCCAGTAGACACCACGGATTCCGGATTTGCTGTTCTTATTACAGGAAACACGATATTCGGAATTCTCCTGAACCGTTACTGCTCTCAAATGGTCTGGATTAACGCATGAACGGTTGTGACAGATATGATCAATCACCATCCCATCTGGGATAAACATGTTATGAGTCAATGCATATGCGAAGCGATGTGCCGGAACGGACGTCTTTGCCAGACGGAATGTGCCATATCCCTTTGGGTGATGAGCACCGTTCCATTCCCAACATTTACTAGGGTCAGTGCTTCTGAAGTATTTATTAAATCGTTCTATGTCAGATGCTGACGCTTTGAAAAAGGCCATATTCCGCCTTTCATTCAACGTATGCGTAACACAATTCGTTACGCTTAAATTTCAAGAGAAATATCGGCACTGCACCCGAGGCGACCGGGAGGGGGCATACCCGGGGTCCCCGCCCTGGTATCGGAGTCAGATGCCGAACGTTTTGAACGGCATCGAGCTTGCTTTCACTTCCTGTCTGCCAGCCAGCAGCGCTCGTGCGTGTTCGTCTGTCTTGTCGCTCTTGAACCTGTTGCATCTGCGGTGCGTGAGCCTGCAGTTAGTGAAGCTGTATGGATCACCGCCACGTGAGACCGGTACGAGCTCGTCGACTTCGGCGCTCATCGGATGTGGTGTCTTCAATGTCTTGTCGACTGGCTTGCCGCAGATGGCGCACACGTCGTATGCGGCCAGCACTCTTTGCCTGAGCATGCGCCGCCGGTATCCGTTGCTGACCCGCTCGTTGCGTCGCTTGCTCATGGTTATTCCTTCGTATGAAGTCCTAGCATGGCCGACCACGTGTCGACTAGGGATTCCGTCATCTGCGGATATCCCCTCCCGAGGTTATTCGTGGAGCGCCTTCGGCGGGAGTCGAACCCGCGCATACACGCGGCCGCAAGGAAGAGGATCCGAAGATCTGCGACCGGTGCGATCTGCCACTGATTCCTACGAAGGCATGGACAGGCGGTTTGAGCATCACCGCATCACGGAAGCGCGGGATTGGCTTGCCTGCCGCTGTTGGTGTATGCCCACTCTGACGTGGGTGGGCGGAGCGTGTCCGATATGCCGTTCGGACAGGACGGTGTTACGCAACCCAAGGAGTTAGGAGAATCCAAGGTGGATATGAGAAAAGGGTTCAAACCAAGTCACCTCGGTTTGAACCCTCTAATCCACTGACAATTATGCCTTGCACTTCGAGAAACGTCAAATCGAGTCGCGTCGGGAAAGCTGCCTGTGCACGTCGGCGAGACGGTAGAGCGGCTGTCCCTTCCCGTTCTTGCCGGCTGGTTGGATCCTGCCACGACTGCGCCACGAGTAGATCGTGTTCACGCCGCATTGGAACCCGCATTCGCGCAGGAGTTCGGCGCATTCCCCTGCCGTGAACGCTTTGCCGGATGCGATGCACTCTTTCAGGAAGCCGAGCCGCACGTCCACCACGCGGTAAGTGCCGCCGCATACGGGGCAGGTGACCTCGACCGCGTCGATGGGCGCCGACAGTTCGACACCGCACAATGGGTTCGGGCATCTTCCGATGCCGTGCTTGGAGGGCGGCACGTCGATGATGTCCAGCGTCTTTCGAACCATCGACTCCCACTCATGGTAGAAGTCGGCGATGTCAGGCAGGCGGCGCAGTCGAGGACTGCCGGCGCAGACACGCAGCATGTCCACCAGCGGCGGATGCACGCCACAGGTAGCCCAAGGCATGGCGGGCGGAGCATACAACCGGCGCCAGAGTGCGATCGCGGCATCCTCGATGGCCTGCATGTGGTCGAGCACCGGCAATCGGATTGGCGTCGGCGCGGCTGGAAGGTTGACGCGTCCAGGCTGGCGGCCTCCGTAGTGCGCGGTCGAGTCCAGGAACTCATGCAGCGAATCCAACCATGATGGATATTCCCGCAGCCAGCCGCGCATCAGCCCATCGCATCTCGCGCACATGGTGTCGCCGACAGCGCATCCTCCGCCGCAGACGAGGCACACACCGGCGAGCGCTGGTGTTGTTTGGCTGGTGTTTGTTGTGGTGTTGGTGGTGGTTGGTTGGGATTCGTTGGTTGGTTCGTACATTTGTTCGATTCCCTCCGGCGTGGTAGTCTGGTTTGTGGTAATGCCAGAGCCCGGCCGGAAGGTCGGGTTCTTTGTTTATTCGGTGGCGGAGTCCTGTTTTTCGAGGTTGACGTGTTCGATCTTGGCTCTATGGCGGAGCAGATTGGCGTATTCGTCCATGACATCAAGCTGCCTGCTCAACAGGCTGATCGGACAGACGGGCTCGAAGTCGAGCGTGCCATCCGCATACCGCTGCAGCATGTCCCTGAGCCTGCCGGCACGAGCGGTCAATTCACGGTATTCGACGCGCATCCGCTCCTCATAATCGGATTCGGCGGCGCTCGCGGGTTGCGCTTGGTCGGCGGCGGCGAGCACTTCGATGGCTTGGCGCAGGTATCCGTCGCGGATCCATTCGGGTGCGGTCCGCCATTCCTCATGGATGATTTCGGTGGAGTCCTTGCGGAGCGCCCATTTGAGTCCGAACAGACGTTCGGCGACGGCTTCGGTGCGCGCGTCGATCGGCGGCAGTGGCGGTTCGAGTGTTTCCTCGCTCATTGTTCCGGTTCCTTTCCGTGGGATGATTTATGGTCGGTCTTCCAGATTCTGTGCCAGAACAGCCAGATCATCCAGGCTGGCACTTCGACCCAGATGGTCAGGTACGGCGAGACGGCGTAGATCTTCCACCACCTGCCGCAGATGACGCAATGCTCTATACGCCGGTCGGCATCCTGGGATGGTCCGATGCCATTGCTGGCGCAGATGGCTGTGCCGAGAGCGTTCCGGCACAGATGCGGAGTCCGGTCTTTCATTCGTCGGCCTCCGATTGGGACAGGCGCCACTGCTCGAAAAGACGGTAGGCATCCAGCGAGATGGTCCGGACCGGGCTGAACTTCAACCGCCACATGCAGTCGGCGCACACCTCGGTGAATGTCTTCGCCTGGCCGCCATAGATGAGGCCTATGGAATAGACGGGACTTGAACACCACCGGCCGCACAAATCGCAGGTGTGCATATCCTGCGTGACCAACTCGTCACGCTGCGGCAGGAACGGATTCCCCGCACCCCTTTCATCCACGGCTGCGGCGAGCGCCTTCCTGATCTCGTCCCTGGCGTAGAGGAAGGCGTTGTGTCGGGTCTGGGCGTAGCCGACGAAGGGGGTATTGCCGTCCCTTGTCGCGGCGCGGACGGCTTCGAGTTCCTGGTCGATGAGTTTGTTGAGCACGCCGATGGCGATGTCTGCTTCACTGTCTTTCATTTCGTTTCCCTTCGTATTTGCTGGATGATCGTCTCGTATGGTTTGCGGTGGAAGATGCGTATCCACCATTCGGGGCGGCGGCCCCATATGGTTTTGACTTCGGTGAGAGGAAACCATGATACGTACCATTTTGAGCAATTTCCGCAGTACAGCACCTCGCCTTCCTCCTTCGGTCTGGGATGCTCATGGTCGAACGCTGGCGGCCTTGGCACCAAATAACTTCGATTGCTCATTTTGTGTCCTTGAGTGTGATGCGTTTCATTCCTTCGCCGCCTTCATTTCTTGGACTTCACCGTCAAAAAAATCGATGATGAGATTGCAGATGGCGGCCGCCGACGTTTTGAGCTGGGTTTTTTCCTCTTTGTTTTCGGCTTTGATGGCGAAAACGCCATCCTTGCTGTTGAAATCGATTCTCATTTCGTGTCCTTCGTGGTTGGGCGGACGGTGAATGCGACGAGTCCGGTCTCCGCGTCGTACACCTTCACGCTGCTTCCGCCAAATTCCAGCGAAAGACTCCTGGCGCGTTCCGCCGCGTCACCGATGTCTTCGAACGTTTGAGACGTTTCACCCATGATGATTTGATAGCTCATCTCTCCGGCTCCTTGTCCGCTCCGCTGACATGATCCCAATCGCAGGACAGGCCACCGCCGAGACGCACGCAGCCGAGTTTTCGCGTGTCCTTGAGGGTGATTTCGCATTCCTGCGAGCTCACCATTCTGCCAACCTTGCCGATCACGTCGGTGTGCGTCTCGGTGCATTGCGCGCTGGTGGCTGGCATCACGTCCGGTGTGTCCGCTGTGGCGTTGCCACAACCGGCGAGCGCCATGCACATGGTGGTGACGGCGAGTACAGTGCGTGCTGTTTTTCTCATTTCGTTTCCTCCTGGTGTTTGCGCCATTCGCCGTTGGCGTATCGGTTCCATCCGCGGATCGCGGTTTTGATGCTGTCGTCCGGGGTGGTGATCCAGATGGCGTTCGTACATCCATGGCATTTGGCGATCCAGAGGTAGTGCATCGTGGCTCCGATGATTCGGGCGTAGGGTTCGATGCCGGGTTTTCTTGTGCCGCAGTATGGGCATGGGCTGGTCCTATGCCATTTCCTGGTGTGCGGCTGGATGGTGTTTCTTGTGTGTTTCATGGTTTGCCTTCCGTGATGACGACGGCGCGGATGCCGTCCGAGGTTTTGTTCGTGTGGTGGCGTAAGTCGCAGTCGATGACGTGCAGGCCGATGCCACGGTATTTCAGGACCGCGTGGACCGGACTCAACCGGATCAGATCCAATGGGCCGTCCAACGTGACGTCCATGCCGGTGAGCGCGATGCATCGACGGCCGATCAGGTCGGCGGGATTCCGGTACTGCCACGCCATATGCGTCTGGACCGTCATGGCCGGCCTCCGATCCAAGCGACCAGGACGGCCGCGCACAGGAGCATCATGGAGACCGCTGTCATCACCATGCTCCCTTCAGAAGCTTGCGGTACCACTTGTAGTCGTTGATGTCGCGTCGGATGCAGTCGCGCACCCTGTGCGTGCTGGAATGCGTCCCGTACGGGTCTTCGGGACAGTCCAGGAACGTGAGGTAGCGGCGGAGCGTGGTCAGGTCGAACTTGCGGTAGGACAGCCATCTATCCGGGTCCAGGCCCAGGCGTTTGATGAAGTCGATGTCGAAGTCCACGTTCGTTCCGGCCGGAACCAGCGTGAAGCGTTGCAAGAGGGAGTCGAGATACTCCTCCACGGCATTCGCGACCGCTTCCACGCAGTCGTTCCCGTCGGAGCCGTTCAGCAGTTCGAACAGGAGACCGTTGTCCGTGTGCATGGAGAACGCTATCGGGCTCATGGCCAACAGGTCGAGATCGTATGGTCTGATGATGCGGTGCAGGGATCCGAACGAATGTTCGCCCAGCACGTCGGTGCATTCCATGCCGACCTCCAACGGCAGGCTGTTATTCCTGTTCGTGCCGGTCGTTTCGAAGTCGAGCCAGAGCAGCGCCTCCGGCTTCCCATTCCGGTCTTTGTCCTGTTTCCTCATGATTGTTCCTTCCAAGTGCTTTGCCATTCGATGATCTCGATTTGCGTGAGCCGTTGCGCCGTGCCGTCATCCAGCAGCCACCACCAGTCGCCGTTCCAGTCGCGTATCGGCGCGTTGAGCGGATCACGCCAGCTCGGGATGATGTAGCCGAACCGTTCCGCCTCCGCCGGATGCGCGTGCGTCCAACCATGGCAGCCGGTCGTGCCGGAACCGCACAGTTCGACGATGTTGCTCGGCAGGTCACGCACGGTCGGGTCGGCCCGACGGCGCAACTGCCGGTGGTGGCCGCTCCTGCCCGGCCAGACACTCGGGTCGTGCAGGTTGCGTCCGCAACGCATGCAATGCCAGCCCTGACGTTGCAAGGCGACGTGTTTCGATTCCTGGAATTGCCGGTCGCTCATCGTCGCTCCCTTCCGAACTGGTCGAGCAGGTTGATGCAGGTCGAGCAGTCGCGTTTGATATCGCGGACGAGGTCAAGGTCCATATCGGCGAGCGCCGGGCCTTTGAGCGCGTCGAGTTCCAATCGGTCGGCGGCCTGGATGGCCGAGGTGAGGACGCCGGCCATGTGTGCGATGGTCATGGCGTTCATGCCGCCGCCTCCTGTTCGAACAGTTGTTCGGCCAATACGTCGCCGGGCACGTTCGCGAGCTGACGGCGCAGCATGTCCGGGTCCAAGCCCTGGTTGAGCAGGTCCGCGACCTTGCATGCGAGCTCCATGTACGTGTCCGTGCCTTCGCAGGCTAGTCCGGGCCGAGTAACCCGTTTGACCTCTTCGCTCGCCCCACGTGAACCGTCGGCGAGCGTTGGAATCCTTTGGCGTGGCGAATCCGCGTTCCTTGCCTTTGACGAGCCAGTTGCGGTATTTCGCGTTCCAGTCGGCCGAGCGGGCTGCCGAGTCGAGGGCCCTGTCACGGAATTTTTCGGCTTCGATGTCGCAGTCGATGCCGAGCCGGTCGGCGAGCGCCCGGTGTTCCTCAGAGGGTTTCCAGTCGGCTGGTATTGGGATTTGTTTTCTCGCGCGCGCGTTACTCTCTATAGTCTTTATTGTTTCTATAGATTTAGTAGTATTGTCTGCACGCTGTGTGCACCCCTGATTCATGCCAGATTCATGCCAGTTGCACCCCTGATTCATGCCTGTTTTTTGGGGTGCATTTCGTTCACCCCTGTTTTTTGGTTTGATTTCTTGGGGTGCATTTCGTTCACCCCTCTGTTTTGGCAGGTGCATGTCATACACCTTCGGTCGACGGTTTGGCGCGATATCGTCGACGATGTGCTGGTTGCCGTATCTCAGGAAGCCCTTCTCGCGCAGGGAACGGAGCTTGTTGTGCACAGTTCGTTCTGACATATGCAGCTGCGATGCGATGGTTTTCGCGCTCTTCGCGAAGCCCTTGCCGTCATCGCCGGTCCAGTCGGCCACCATCATCAGAAGACGAAGCTCATAAGGGTCGAGCCCGTACTCGTGATACAGCAGTTTCCGAACATTCTCCATGCTCATGATTCATCCTTAGAAATCCGGTTCGGATTCCGGCTTGCCGAAATCACCGAACGATGACGACGAGTGTGAGGACGAACCCCACGGGTCGGACGGCGGCAATGAAGCGGTGGCTCCGCCCGTATAACCCGCCGGCGTGGAAGCCGGATTGCCATACGCTCCAGCCGTGCCACGCTGCGCGGTCGCATAGCGCAAGCTCGGCCCGATCTCGTCCACCTGCAATTCCATGGAAGAACGCTTCTGATGCTGCTCGTCCTCCCACGAATGCTGCGCCAGCCTGCCCTGGGCGATCACACGCATGCCCTTGGCGAGACTATTGGCGCAATGCTCCGCCAAGTCACCCCACACAGTGCAGCGGAGGAACAACGCGTCCCCGTCGGTCCACTGATTCGACTGCCGGTCGAACGTGCGTGGAGTGGACGCGATCGTGAAACCCGCCACGCTCCTGCCGTTCTTCGTCGACCTCAACTCCGGATCCGCGGTCAGGTTGCCCACCACCGCGATGATCGTCTCACCAGCCATTAGAACCTTCCTTTCACGGCGAGAGTCTTGATGATGCGGATGGTCTCGCCACCATCCCTGGTCTTCACCATGTGCGTCAACTGCGCGGCCGCTCCCTGATGGAAACTGTCATCAGGCATCACCTCCAACACCGGCATGGCGATCTCGGACACGAACCGGCCCACCAGTCCGGTGAACCGCACGCCCACCGATTCCAGAATCACCAGCTCCTTCCACGCCTCGCTCTCCATCGCCCGACGGCACGCGCCGGCCACCGCCCTGTCACCACTCGTCATCTTCTTCGTGTCGACGTCCTTGACCGGAGCGTTCGGACTGAAATGCCAATGCGGCAGAATCTCCCTCATCGGTCACTCCCCTCAGTCGTCGTCCCTGGACGCGAACCGCACCACCAGCCACAACGCGGTGGCGAGATACACGCCCTCGACCAGCAGCGCGCCGGCCATGTTCCCCGAATCACGCCAGGTGAGCATGAGCGTCACGCTCACGACCAGGCCGATGACCGCAATCGCGAATTTCATGCGGCGCAAGGCGTAGTTCGGACGCCCTTCCTTCCGCTTCTGGGATTCGGGTCTGTCTTCGAGCCGGTAGTCGTTGTCGGTCATTTGTTTTCCTCCAGTTCCTTGAGGATGCGATTGCATTCGCGGCGCATGAATTGGATATCCGTCTTCGTGAACGTGAAATCGGTGCGTCCGGCCGTAGTGAAGAAGCTGACTTCGACTTCGGCGTGGTGGTCACTGGTCTCGTTCTGGTGTTTGCGGACGCGCATCTGCAGCGCGCCATTCGCGAACATGCTCATCTGGCACCTCCGATCATGTTGATGAGTGTGTGAATGATGTCTTTGCTTTCCTCGGCGGTGAATTCCGCCAGCGTTATCTCCTGGATGCCGTCGATGAGTCTGGCGAATCCGTCCACGTCCACCCGGACGTAGAAGCCACTCGACGCGAGCAGCACGTTATGCGGGTCATGGCGTCCCGACTTCGGCGGCGCCGGCGGATTCAGCCTCACGGCCTGTCTGATGCCCATGTCACAGCTCCTTGTTGATCGTGTCGACGATGAGGTCCACGATTCCGGTGACGTCAAGGTCGACGTAGCCGACGATGTGGCCGAGCGCCCGCATGGCCTCCACATCCCCGTCCTTGAATGGGTGGACCAGTTCGCCCTGGGTCTCGAACTCGTCGAACACTGCCTGCACGCAGTCCTTGCGAATCGTTTTCATGCCGACTCCTTTCCCTCGTATTCACATGTGCTCTGGTAGAGGTGTTCCTTGAAGTAGGCGATCATCGGCTCCTTCGGATACATGACGGTCCGTCCGACCTTCACGAACTTCGGGCCGATTCCCGCACCACGCCAGTACGCCAAGGTGCCCTCCTTGATGCCGCAACGGTCCGCGATGTCCTTCGTCGTGTTCATCGGTTTCAGGACCTCAGCGAGCGCAGCGAACGTCGTATCGTCTTCCATCACGCGCCTCCTTTGCGTGTGTGATGCCGGGCGGCGTTAGGAGAACCGCCCGGCCCCCTCCTAAAATCGGTGTCATCCCGCATATGCGACGTGCGGGCCGAACAGTTAGGAGAAGAATCAATGAACCCAGCCGAGTACATGCTGCAGTTCTTCAAGATCGAGGAAAGGGACGATGGATTCGACGATGGGATATCCACATCGTTCAGCAGGATGCATGACGCCGAAACGTGCTTGGACAATCTGATCAAGATGAATGTCAGACGGTTGGGCACGACGAAAAGCGTCATGCCGCAGATATGGCAGAAACTGTGGGAGTCGTACACAAATTCTTCGGGAAACGGATACTGGGTCGGTTTCTCGACTTCCCAGCAACGGGATGTCCCTCTGGATGCGGCCGAGGCGCAGGCATTGGAGATCATCGCCGACAAATCGCCATCGCTACCGATCTCCATCGCCGAAGAGGAACGCAAGACAATCTCCGAGTTCCTGGACGAGGCGTTGAAGGCGGTCCGAGAGGACGACAGTCTGCCGACATCGCTGCGAGTGTACGTACTGGACCTCATCTCCGAAGCGAGACGCAACCTCGACGAATACGCGGCCGGGAAAGAGTTCGACCTGAAGGTCTCCCTGCAGGCCCTGTTCGGAGTGCTGTACATGGCGGAATCGCAAACCGGGAAGCCCACTGTATGGGAGAACCTGAAGAGCAAGATAGCGAAACCGTTCATTTCAGCGCTTCTTTCCGAGGGTGCCCGTCAGCTTGTCGCGTCCGGGGCATCTTTCCTTCAGCTTCCCGGGTGACTTCCGACGGCTTGCAGAACACCAAGCAGCCCTCGTAGAGCCGCTTGCGTGCGAGAAACCTGTTGGATGCCTGCGAGGCGACCATCAGCATCGCGAATCCGAAAAGGATCTCCCAACGTTCCATCCGGCGGAGGCCGGCAATCAGGCAGACCGCTCCGACACCCATGTAGATCAGCGCGAACAGCGCCTCGAACGGATTCGGCTTGTCGACGCGGCACGGCACAAGAGAGTTATCGATCCCCATCACGCACCCGCTTCCTGCGTCGGTTTCGAGAGGAACAGTCTGGCGAAATACGTCTGTCCCTTGCCGGTCATCTTCGGCGTCTTGTTGATCGTGGTGTGCCCGTCCGAGTGGCTGATGGTCGTCTCCTTGATCTCGAACAGGTGAAGGTCCATCGCCTTCTGCGTGGGCATGTTCCAACTGGAGCCCTTGGCCTTGATGAGCCATCCATGCTCGCGGAGCCAGGCGAACAGGCGCCGTGGGCCAATGTCGATGCCGTTGCTTTTCAGGATCTTCGCGAAATCGCCCACAAGGATGGACGTCCTCGCGGTTTCGACCGCGTTGGCGAACGGGACCTTGCCTTCCTGGGCTTTGAGCTGTTTGGCTTGTTCGTCGACCTTGGATTGCAGCCATCGCATGCTGGCCAACGCCATCTGTTCCGGTGTCATCCGTTCCTGGCCGGCCATATAGCCGCCGTGCTTGCGGATGGACGGCAGCACCTCATGCGTTACCCAACGCTGGAACTCCTTGGCCTCCGGCTTCCGAGACTTCATCACAAGACGGTAAAGACCAGGCTCGCTGATGATATACGTCTGCTGCCGGCGACCAATCGAATCGATGACTTCAGTAGTACTGAACTCATCCTTATCAAACATTTTGACGGTCTCAGTTGGATTGCCAAGGTCAAGGATGCTCATACAATCTTTGAGCACGAACCAGGGCTCCCCCTCCTCATCGGTCAAGGTGCGCAATGATGCGCCCTTGAAATCGAACTGTTGGATTTCATTGTTCAT